CTGGTCCGCGACCAACGCGCGCCAGACAGTTTACGACTTGTTGAAGTTTAAAGTCCGTGAGGACATCGCGTGAAACTGACTGCCGCTTGGACAGTCATAAAGAGCGCCATATCTTCCCAGGCGCTCTCTGCATCGGTTTCCGCCGTGCAGTTAGCCGCAGCTACTCAGGCAGCGGTCATTACGCTCGTCTATGAGCTGGGGCTGTTTTTACTCCTTGTCGATCGGGAAGACGGAGTTTCCGTAGACGAAAACCTGCAGCGTTCTTTTTCGAAGCGTTTAACTGACGCATTTAGGGCAGTCGATGCCCATGCTTTAGGTTTCCAGAAATCGGCCCAAGATGCAGTCGCCTTAACAGATGCCGAAACGCTGGCTATCTTTAAGAACAACTCAGACCTACTTCAACTTGTAGACATCCGAGCCGTAGCAGTGGCAAAGGCGCTGGCAGACGGCGCCTTGACGCAAGACAAATTGGTCAATGCGGTCGACAAGGCCCTTGTTGATCTAGCCGCCGTGCTCGACACCAAGTCTCTTGCCACCGGCAAGGTGATCGGCGACGCGCTGGCCATCGCCGACGAGGCGTTCACTTCCGTCTCCAAGTCGCTGGCTGACACCGCAGGGGTGTTCGACGGTGATCTTCTCCTCGTCCAGAAGAGCCTCTTCGATGTCGTCGGCGCGACCGATGACATCGACGGTGCTTTGACGGCTGAAGATGACCAAGAGGTCGAATTCTTCAAGTCCACCAGCAACATCGCTGGGGTTACCGACGACTTCGCTCGCGTGGTCGACTACATCCGTAAGTTCGATGACGCTGGGTCTGTCGCTGACCATAGCGTTTTGGCCTATGACAAAGCTCTCGCCAATGATGCTGGGCTGACTGACACGTCGACTCGCGTCTTTGACAAAGGGCTCTTCGAGACCACGTCGGTCGTTGATGCGTTCGTAAGCTCCGTACAGAAGGCCGTCGAGGATCTCATCCGTGCTACTGCTGAGGATCAGCACGAACTGCAGATCAACAAGATTGTAGCCCACGTTGCAACAGTCACGGATACTATCCTACTTGCGCTGACGTCGATACGTAACGCTGCTGACTCCGGTATTTTGTCTGACGTAGATGTCTTGGAGATATCTAAGGCGCTTAACGAAGCATTGTCAGTTGCTGACACAGCTGTAGTATCGTTGTCGAAGCCTTTATTTGACAGCGTTGATCTGTTTGACCTGGTATCACAAGAACTGTCTAAGCCTCGCGCAGATAGTTCGTTGGTATCAGACGATTCTGTCTTGGCTTTGTTTAAGGGTCTAGCAGACGAAACTCAGATCTCTGATCAGTTTGTATTGATTGCTACATACCTACGTAGCATTGATGATTCCTCTGTAGCAGTTGACCAGTTGGTACGCTTGCTATCAAAAGTCCTGTCTGACTCAACCACTGTCTCGGATTCGCCGTTCAAGCAACCGAACTTAGGTAAGTCGGATTCTGTGTCAGTAGGAAGTTCGGGAACGCTACTGATGCAAGGGTACTGCGATATTACGTATTTCGCAGAAGACTTTGTCGGTAGTTCTCGGTCATTTACTTAGTGAGGTCTTTTTAGATGAATACGCTTGAAAGTTTGAAGGTGAAGGGTCGCCTGAACATCGTTCTGCGCGACAAAGATGGTAACGTCAAGGATGAGCGCGAGGTCGATAATCTCGTCGTCAGCTCGGGCTTGGCTTACATCATTAGCCGCATGGTAGGCACGTCGAAGGCTATCATGTCTCACATGGGTCTCGGCTCTGGTACCACAGCTGCTGCCGCTGGTCAGACCGATCTCGTGAGCGTGCTTGGCTCACGTGAGGCTCTTGATTCCAGCACGATCGCTGGCACGAACAATGAAAAGGTTGTTTACGTTGCCGCGTTTGAGCCGGGTGATGCGACTGGCGCTGTGACCGAAGCGGGCATCTTCAATGCCTCGACGGCTGGTGACATGCTCTGCCGCACCGTGTTTCCGGTTGTGAACAAGGGCGCAGATGACGCATTGTCCGTTACTTGGACGATCACGTTGTCAGCGGTCTAACAGAGACCGTAAATGTCAACGGTAACTCTTAGAAACGTCAAAGGATCGCCGCTGACCAATGCGGAGGTTGACGCTAACTTTTCGAACCTCAACACAGATAAGGTAGAGAAGAGCAACAACCTCAGCGACCTCACTAGCGCGAGTACCGCCCGGAGTAATCTGGGCGTGTACTCAAGCGCTGAGGTGGACAATCAGGCGATCGCGATGGCTATTGCTCTGGGGTAACACATGGCTTTTAAGTCGATCGCATTGCCGAACATCGGCACTTCAGGATCGCCCTCAACGCTAACGGCGACAGTTCAGGCTGGGCAAACCCAGACCCTGATTGGGTTAGCTTTTGCTAACTCAAGCGGCGTTAACGTGACCATTTCGGCGAAACTAAATAAAAGTGGCGGCGCTTCTGCGTTCCTTATTAAGGACGCTCTGGTTCTTCCAGGCGGAGCGCTTGCGGTGGTAGGCGGCGATCAAAAGCTGGTACTAGAAACCGGTGATACAATCACCGCGTACGCTAGCGCCGGAAGTTCGGTTGATGCCACTCTGTCTTACCTCGTTTGAGGATTGAGCAATGGGTTATATTGGTAACGCTCCGTACAGCGGGCTGGTCACTGGGGACAACGTCCTCGACGGGTCAGTCAACACAGCCGATATAACTAACGGAGCAATTACGGCTGCTAAGCTAAGCACAACTGCCATTACAGATAAGCTTGGATATACGCCGTATAACGCAACCAATCCTAGCGGATATATAACGAGCTCCGCATCAATCACCGGCAGCGCGGCGACGCTAACGACGGGCCGCACGATTGGGATGACGGGGGACGTCACCTGGACGAGCGCCGCTTTTAACGGATCTGAAAACGTTACCGGCACGGCGACGCTGGCAAACAGCGGAGTATCACCGGGAACATATACTTTATCTACTGTAACCGTGGACTCTAAAGGTCGCATCACATCCGCATCAAGTGGAGTAATTCCAAGTGGGACCCCGAGTTTAAACATAGTCAGCGGGACAACACAGTCTGCTGTTCCTAACAGTCACTATGTGCTAACAAATGTATCTTCGACTACGGTTTCGCTTCCGGCATCCCCTTCTGCTGGAGATCTCGTGTGGGTAACCGTTGAGAACGGCCGCACTGATAATGTAATTGCAAGGAATGGCCAGAACATTGAAAGCATCGCGGATGACTTACTGCTAGACGATACGCAAGCGTCGTTGCAGCTCCGCTACGTCAACGCAACTATTGGATGGGTTTTGGTATGACCGCATTGAGTAGTCTTGTAAGAGGCAAGAATAACGGAGCGATTTTTTCCAGATACTTCACTTCATCTGGAACTTTTATTGCACCGCAAACGGGTTATTACCGGATAGTTGCTATTGGCGGCGGTGGCGGTGGCGCTACTGCTGCTGCTACTGGCGGGACTCGTTGTGCTGCTACTGGTGGCGGTGCTGGAGGATTTTGCTACAAGGTTGTCCAACTCACTGCGGGTACATCACTCACGGTCACTGTTGGTGCCGGTGGGAATGGTGCGGCAACTAGGACTAGCGGTAGTGCCGGAGCAAACAATGCTAGTGCTGGTGGGGCCACAACTGTTGTCGGTACCGGTGTCAGCATGACTGCTAACGGCGGCAGCGGTGGATTAGGAAGTATTTCAAGTGTAACCGTAGCAGGCGGTGCAGGTGGGACGGCATCTGGTGGGGATATTAATTTTACTGGTGGTTCTGGCGGATCATGCACATCAACTAGCGGTGGCCCTCACGCCACTGGCGGCGGTTCTGTAAATTTATTCGGAGCCGCGAGTTGCGATGGCGGGTCCATTAGTGCAACTGCTGGTGGTTCACCAGCCGCTACCGGTGGCGGCGGTGTTGGTGGAAAAGGTGGAAACCGTACAACTGGAGGAAACGCTTCAGGCGGTGGCGGATCTGCTGGTTCAGTAACCGATAACAACTCTACCGGCGGGGCTGGCGTTGAAACTTGGTATTACAGAAACGCTAGTACTTTTTTCCAAATGTCTTTGAGTCATTCAATTCCCGGATTTGGTTACATAACTTATTCCGGTGGTAATGGCGATTATTCAACCAATCCGACCATCACAAATCCGGGTCCCGGCGGCGGTGGCGGCGGCGGCTATGTATTCGGTGGTGGTGCTAACTGTAACGGTGGTAGACCATCATTCTTTGCGGGCGGCGGCGGTGCGGCTATGTCTATTGATAATAGTTCTAATTATTACGCGCAAGGCGGTCAAGGCGGCCTTTATGGTGGTGGAAGCGGTGGTTGTGCGGCGACTGATAACGGCACGGGCCTCGATCAATACGCACAAGCATCCGCTGGAAGAGCAGGCGTTGTTTACGTGGAGTGCGTAGGATGATTTACGAAATCCTGAATGACGCAGGCGAAGTCATCAACACAATCGTCGCTGAGGAATGGTTCGTTGAGCAAAACTACTCAGGCCGTTACCGATTGGTAGGGCCAGAGCCACAGCCATACATTCCGTCGATAATTACCAAGGCGGCATTCCGCTTCCGCCTCACGGACGCCGAGTACGCTGGGATTTTGACCGCTGCCAAGACCGACGTTGAGGTCCAGGCCTGGGTCGAAACTTTTAATATGGTCACCCAGATCGACCTAGACAACCAACGCACAATTGATGGTGTTGGTACACTTGTCGTTAAGGGTTTGCTTACGCAAGCACGAGCAGATGAGATTCTGACCACTTCAGTTAACGACGCAGAACGTCCGTAGTAGCTCGGGGTAACGCATGGCATACATCGGCAACACACCTGGGTTTTCTACAGCGAGAATCGTGACTTCGTTCACGGCTACCGCTGCTCAGACCTCGTTCTCGCCAAGCGGCGGATACATAGTTAACTATG